TTTCCTAATTCTTGCAGAAACAGCTTTTGTTTCAGTAAGTTCTTTTTCATAAATTTCATCTGCCATTTCTTCAGCAGCTTTTCTTCTAGCTCTAACAATTTTCTTTTGGTCATTAATAACTTTTCTCATACCAGATACACCAATATTAGAAACGCCACCCCATTTAATATTTGCTACCGTTCCAGCAAGTCTTGTGTTACCTTGATGTCTACCCATAAATCTTTCTCTTCTACGAACCCAGTTAAGAACCGATTCGCTTCTATCTCCTGATTGATATTTAGTCCATCTTGAAAAAGCATCATTACCAGTAAATGAAGTTGGAGGGTTACCTCCATTACCACCACGTCTCCAAATTTCTGGCCAGTTCTCTTTTAAGTCTTTAGCGTAACCGTAAGGAAATTGTTTATATTTAGAATTAGAAATGCTTACTTTCTGGTCATCACCTGGACTTGGAAAATTTGTTCTATCTTTTTTAGGTTTTTCTTTTATGTTTTCTGGTTCAATACTAAATTGTGATTCCATAATTACTTCAGCTTCTTCATAACTTACTTTTAACTCTTCTACAATACCATCAATGTAAGATTTTTTACTTCTTTCAAAATCTTCGTGATTAGCACAAGGCATATAGTAAGTTGTTCCTCTAACGTCATGCTCATGATATCCAGAACATCCAATTTCTTTTGCTCTTCTTTCAGCAGCTTCAATTGTGTCATACATAAACATATTGCTAGAAGTATTGGTACTTGGTTTAGCAGATTTTAATAAATTATTATAGTCTTTGTCATTTTTGCAAGGCATGTAAAATTTACCTGCTGGTCCTCTATCTACTTCGTGATACCCATCACATCCAATTTCTTTTGCTCTTGCGATAGCTTCTTCAGGAGTAGTATAAGTATCAGCCATTACTGGTGCTGCATCTTTTTTACGTAAGAAAGATTCTGCTTCTTTTTCTGTATCAAAACATTTAATTACTTTTCCTGTGTCATGACTCATAACGCAGTATGAACCGTTAGGCATTTTTGCAATATACTTTTCTTCACTTCTTGGTTCATCACTCATTACAACTTTTGGGTTCCTAGTGGACTCCGGTATGCCTTCATCTGTTCCTAAAGTATCTTTTTGTTCTGTAGAAATAGAAGTATCAGCAGCTTGTAATTGTTCTTGTTCTCTTCTAGAAGCATCTCTATTTTGTTGTGGTGGGTCATTAAGAATTGCTTGACCCTCATCATCTACTTGAATCATGTTTAAAGGTCTAAGATAAACATCGTGATTTTTATCTACTTCTAGTCCTACAACTTTTCTAGCTTCACCAATAGTTATCCAACCACCAGATACACCCATGTTTACTCTTTTGTAAAGATTGTCTACATCAGGTTGTAGTGCTCTAACAGATTGTACGTCGTAATCACAAATCAAACCTTTATCACCAAAATCAGGAATTAGTAATTGATGTGTTAATTCAGCAGCTACTGTTTTCCACATAGGTATTAATTTTTGTTCTGTAAAAAATTCTTTAAGTTCTTTTGTATTGTTAAAAGTGGCCGAATCCAATCCAGCTCCGAGACCAGCGAGAATAGCTGGGACACCTAAAACTGCAGACACTCTTTCTTCCGGTATTCTTCTTAAGGAAGCTAGTCTCATTTGTTCAGGTGAAAAAGAAACTACCTCTACGTTCATTGAACCTGATAAAACCATTGGAGCACCTCTGTTGGCTCCACCAAACTTTTCTTTATACATTGCAGATATTGACTCTGCTTCCTCTCTTGTAGGACCTCCATAGCCATCTGACCTTGGAGTAAGTACTACACCAGGAACTGCCATATTATCTAATAAAGAAAAAGTAAATTGTCCTGCAGCTTCGTCTCCTAAAATTTCTCTTAATACTGTTTTAAGCGGAGCGTGTCCTCTTCTGTGGTCATTTGGGTCTATTCCTTGTCGGATATGTACCATATCTTCAAATGGTATTTTTACAAAATCACCTTTACCGTAAGCGTAATATTCATAATGAGTAATTAGTGTTTGTTCATCTCCTCTTACTTCTACCATATGAGGCATTAAAGGTACTAGTTCTACAACTTGTCCTCGTTTATTACGATTTTTGTATAAGTAAGCATCACCAAGAGTATTGAGTGCCATAATTATATAGTGAGAAAGTAAGTTTTGAGACATAAAAGGATTAGGTCTATGATAAAGCTCTGCTAATGGATGATTATATTGTATTTCTCTATCGCCAAAAATTTGGTCTCTTTTTACAATTTGTAGTGCGGGTTCTGAAAAAGAAGTTGATAAAACATTCAAACAAGCAATTACTGCAGAGTTGCCTGAACCATCTCCTATTTCTTTTAATTTACTGGATTCTATAAATCCTGATGATGTGTTATAACCAAAAATGGAAGCATCGTTTCCGTATAACTGATTATAATTCGATTGTATTTTCTCTTCATTCCCTCTTTGAGAAGGTCTAAAGATATCTAAAGCTTTTTGAAATCTACTTTTTTCTTCCATTTACCCAGTACTCTAATACGCTGTCCATTCTCTTTTAGCTGAGAGTGTACTAGCTGCTAATCCCAGAGCGTCTACCATGTCATCATTTTTTCCGACAGGGAAGGTTAGCAGTTCTCTCTCTAAATCCGCCAACCAGAATGCACCCTTCTTAAAAAGGATGTCACCTGACTCCATCCTAGCTGATAGTGGTAAACTTTTGGTTATTTTATCTTTTTCAGCTCTGATTTCTTTTACCCTTAAACCGCTCCTACTAGCTTCCTGAATAAAAGGTTTTGACAAACCCTGATTCTCAATGCAAATGTAAGACCAGTTATATTTACTAGCAAATCTTTTAGCTGTTGGAATTATGTCAGGAGATTCAATTTTATCTCTAAATATATCTTCAATAAATATTTTACCTTCAGGTGTCATTGCACAGCTAACGATTACAGTGTAATCACTTCTTTCTTCAGTAGTAACTGCAACATCCATAGTTCCAAAATGAGTAAGCATTGTTGGGTTAAACTGTCCACCACCACCAATATAAAATCCATCATCCATCTGGTCAAAGTAAGAGAACCAGTCTTGTTTAAATAAACCTTGACCAGCTTCAATAAATTCAGCCATGTACTCTTGAGCAAAAACTATAGAGCCTACTTCAGTTCTTGCTGCTTCGACTTCTTCAGGGTCTATTGCTGGATTATCGACCGTTGTAAACTTAAATCTTTCCCAATCTTCTCTACCATCGGCTCTCTCCCACAAATCATAAAACCAATTTCCTACACCAAGAGGGGTTGATATAAATAAAGCACCACCTTTTCTTTCAGTAAGTGTAGGTCTCAATACTTCATGCCAAACTTCTTCTTTAACGAAAGCTGCTTCGTCTATGACAATAAAATCTAAACCTTCTCCTCTTAGTCTTTGCGGATTGTCAGCAGACTTACAAGCAATAAAACCACCATTAGGAAAATTGACTTCCATGTTAGCAATAGAGATTTTAGGTTCAATTTCTTTAGGAAAAGATAAAGCGGCATTTTCTAAAGCTCTCCAGCCAACCCTAGCAATACTATAAGTAGGAGCAACCCACCAAGCTCTACCACCAGCCAATGCTGTTTGGATGCAAAGTTGTACACCAAGTCTAGTTTTACCAAACCTCCTACCAGCACAAAGAATTTTCCACCTTGCATCAGAGTCTGCAACAGTTTGTTGCGCAATATGTAATCCTGGAAGTTTTGGTGCATATTTAGCCATTCTTTTCTTTTGATTGAAATCTTCTCATTTTTTCTATGGACTTCTCAATTGCTGTAATTTGTTGTTTCCAAACTAAATGTTCATCTGGAGATTGTAATTGAGAGGGCTCAACTAAAGTAAGGCTAAAATGATTACCTTCTAATTGTTTAAGTTGATTTTCTAAGATTGACAACTTATCTTCTTCTGTAATATATTTATATTCCATATTCTCCTACCATCTGTATTTTTGTTTTCTAGCTCTTTCAACCTGTGCAAATGATTTTTCACTTAATGTGGATGGGTCTTGTACAAAGTCAGCATCCATTGGTGTTTCAAACATTACATTGGAAGAGATTTGTCTTTTGCATACTACATTGTCTTTTGGACACAATATTTCTGGTTCTTCAGTTATCTTATGAGTAATCTCGTAATGAGTTTCACAAGATAAACACTTGTAGTCGTATCTTGGCATTAAACATATCTCCCTAAATGAGCTCTTACAAACTTAGTGTACTCTCTTTTTGCTCCAGTTATTGTTTTACCATCAAAAATATCGTGATGGAACTTACAAAATATAGCTACGTTACCCTCATTGTTAGATATGTCTCTATTCATTCCACCCATACCTATTCCAACAATGTGTGCCATCTCTAGCCACTGTGTTGTATTGCATTCTGGCCATTCGCACTTATAGTTTGCTCTTTTTAAAGCTTTATCCCTAAGAGCAGATTTATTTATTTTTCCCGTACCTTCTCGTTTCTTTTGCCCCATACCAGAAACACCATGAGATTTACTTCGTCTTTGTTTAAATTCTTTGTAAGTTTCTTTTTCGGGTTCCCACTCAACTCTAGTCATCTTGAACTTTCAC